GTTGCTTCCATAATTCCTTTTGTGTTGGCTTCCTGTTCTTTTCTCGTTGCGATACGCAAATTTGTCATCGTATTATTGAGCGGGTCGCGGTCAATATGGTCGACACTAATAACCTTCGTTCCCTTGCCATTCCCATAACATCCAGTAATGACCTGATGGATAAATAAATTACCAGAACTCAATATATATCCATTTAAATGCTTAAACCAAGTCATTTTTTTACCATTATTGTTTTCTGTTTCATAGTCCAATATTTTCTGATAACTTTCATGGCATAATTTACATATAGTATCTTTTTCACAATACATTAATATATATTCTTTATCGTCTTCTAATATTCTCCACATTGGATTTTTCATTACGCCAGCATGTTGTCCCAATGTATAATAATGTCCTTCTTTATATTCCAATACATTATAAGTTGCTTCTATATTTTTGGCGTAGAAATGAGAGATTCTGACATTTGATTGTCGTAAATCATATATATTTCCATTTTTGAATGTATAATGAACAGTCTCTGTGTTTACATGGAATATAAATTCCAAATAAGTGTATCTTTTATAATTACTACAATACGATGGATATATATCATCGTCATTGACAAAGACGAATTTTTTTTCAAAATTAATAATTCGGTCTTTCTCTCTATAATCAACGTAATATGTTTTGCCATTATAATTAATGACGCCACACATTAATTCTGTATTGCTTGAATATGTTGGTTTCATTTTGATGTTGTTTGTATTATTATTTTCTCCTTCATCAATAACTGATTCAATTTTTGAGTTCATATTATATTTTATTATAATATGAAGTTTTTATATTGAAATTAATATAAATATACGAATATATATGTATGTATAAAATATACACCCAATCCACTCAGTTGGAATACGCGAGCCCACCCATCCCCGACATGATTCTCAAAACATTGTAGTTAGTGGCATAAACACGAACCTTGGCAGTCTTTGTTCCTTCGACTGTTGCGTTCGACAACACCAATTGAAGAGTCGCATTATCAATTCTCGAGAAGTTACATGTTCCAGATGGTTGATGTTCCTCAGGTCGCAAAGCAAAAGAGTAAACATTGATTCCCTCATCAGGGTTACGTGTGTGGCATTGAAATGGTTGAACCCATGAGAAGTAAGATCCTTCACGCTCAGAGAAACGATCCTGTCCATTCAGTTGAAGCTTGGCAACAACAACTGGGTTCTGTCCCCAACAATGCATATCAACTGAAGTCTCAGAGAGAACAAATGTTCCAGCATCAGAGACAGAAGAGTTGGCATTATGGTTATTGTGGTAGACATATTGAGGAACTGCGGGTAATCCACTACCAGAACCAAATCCTGATCCTGTAATATCATTCAAATTGCCAGCTCCAACACTTGCCAATGCGGATTGGAGAGATGCGTTATTCCCCACAAAGTTGGGGTTAATTGGAACATTCTTTCCACCAAAATTGGGTTCATTGTAAGGATCATTAGGACCATTCCAGTATCCAGTAAAGTTGGTTGGAGTCCAAGCATCTTCTGCTCCTGCATCCTCGAACAAACCACGGGCATCAATGTAATTTCCAGCAGTAACTTCTGTTGGCCCACCAAAGGCATGGATCGCATTAGGTAACGCATCAATTGCATCAGTGTAGTTAAATGGTTGAGCTCCCAACACTTTAAATAAAAGAGCATCACACAAAAGAGAAGAACAGTAATCCACATTTTGATCAGGTTGGACAATCCAAATCAACTCCTTCACTGGGTGATTAAAGTTCAGCTTAATCTTGTTCGATGACGATCCAACACTTTCATCACCAGTAAACTGTAACTGTGTAATCAAGTATTCATGGGGATTCTGTGCAAAACGACGTCTCTCATCAGTATCTAAAAAGACATAGTCAACATATAAAGAGGCAGCAACCATAGACTGGTTATAGGCAATTGTTGCCGAAACCGTGTTTCCAATAGGTAATTGACTCGATGGGTTAGAACCATTAGAGTTACATGACAAACTAGTAACTGCCCACAAGCATTCGTCAATAGGTCGAATATCCAAGTTGATCTTCACTTCGTGATATTGAAGAGCAATTAATGGAAGAGCAAGTCCGGGATTACTGTTAAACCAAAACTGTAAAGGAATGTAGAGAGTCGTCTCAGGAAGAGCATTACGAGGAGCACAGACCTGTCTTGGCGCCAAAGAATCACAAGGACCATCAACATCGGCAAAAGAAGGATCAGTGATAAATGTCAATTGAGTTGTTTGACCAACCATCTTGAAATAAGCTCTCTCTTGTTCCTTGGTAATAGTCAATTGATTCCAGATATGCATCCAATCGCCATATTGACGATCAATGCGTTGACCACCAATCTCAACTTCAACCTGGGCGATCATTTGTTCACCAGGGAAATCTAACCATCTGGCATAAACAGATTGAGCACCCATTGCAAGAGATGTTGTATTTCCCATGTATTGATTAATTTCTGGAACAGTAATTTGAAGGTAAGTGCGATATGCTAAATCTCCATTACGACTAATTGTGCATGTAACACGACGCCCGAAATCCGCTTGTCCATTAAATGTTTGTTCAATTGATTCAATAGCAAAATTAGTATATCGTCTGTATGTCACTTTCCAAAAAGTAATTTGAGGATTGCCTGTAAGGTAAACATCTTGTGCGCCATATGCGACTAATTGCATTAAACCACCGCCCATAGTTTATATTATTGCTAAAGAAAAAAATTTCGAGTTTTAATTCAAAATTAATAATTACCTACACAATTCAATTTTTACACATTTTACAAAAAATTATTTAGAAAGCATATAGTCAAGATAATAAATTACTGGAATTAAAATTCTTTTTAATAAATGTTGACAAATATTCGTCCTTAAATATTTCTTTTTTGCCATGATGGGGTTTTGTAAATATATAAGAATCATCTTCTTTCTTAAGAACCCATCCATCATTAATTGCGTTAAAAATGAATAACATTTTTTGAAATTGAATATGTTCGATTTTTATGTTCTGGTCTTGTTCTAAATGAATATTTAACTCCATAATTTAAATATAGTATTTTATATTTTCACTTATACTTATTATTATATTACTTAATTAAGAATTAAATAATAAATATAAAAAATATATATGCCGTCTTTTAAACCGAAACCAATTAAACAATTAAAAGTAAACAGAAATGTTCTCTTTTCATTAGATACGAAACATAATGATTTTATCAACGAATTTGATCTAGATGAAAACGATAAGTTGCCTAAGTTACATTTGGAACTTTCAAAATTAAGTAAATCTGTAGAATCAAATAAAACCCTAAATATTGAACAAATTATGGATATGAAAGATAAAATCAGAGAAATAAAAAAACATATTTACACACTGGAAAACAGAAGATTAAACTATTATTTAGATAATTCTAAATATATATTCGACTACTTTGAGAATAAAAAAAGTATTTCTCAAGGCGAAACTCCTAATAAAAATAATATGCTTCATGCATTCTTTAAAATCAAAAAAAATGACACAGTTGAACCCAACAAAATAGAGAAGAAAAATCACAACATTTTTTCTAAATATTTGAGTAATATCGATAATTCATTTATCAATACGGATGACTATCTCAAACAAAGCGATATATGTTCTTATTGTCATAAAGGAGAATATATACCTATGGATGATGAAGGCGTATTAATGTGTAATGTATGTTTTAGTAATAAAAAATTTCTTATTGAAAATGATAAACCGTCCTATAAAGAACCTCCTAAAGAAATATGTTTTTATGCTTATAAAAAAATTAACCATTTTAAAGAAATATTGGCACAATTCCAAGGTAAAGAAACAACATTGATTCCTAATAACGTTATCGAAAGTTTAATGGGCCAAATAAAAAAAGAGAGAATAAAGGTCAATATACTCACATATAATGATACCAAATTGTTGCTGAAAAAACTGGGATACAATAAGTATTATGAACACATTAATTTTATTAAAGATAAACTAGGTATTCCACCACCCATTATTTCTCAAGAATTAGAAGATACATTATGTAATTTTTTTATGGAAATTCAATATCCATATGCTAGACATTGTCCTGATTATAGAGTGAATTTTCTTCATTATTATTATGTTCTGTATAAACTCTTCGAGTTGCTTGGCGAAACATCTTATTTAAAAGAAATACCTATGTTGAAAGATAGAGAGAAATTGATTGAACAAGATACTATTTGGCGCAAAATTTGCGAAGAATTGAATTGGGAGTTTATTTCGACTATTTAAAATTCCACTTTGAAAAAGTAGACGCCTACGGCATTATTTGGTTCAACCTTTCGCAAAGGTGGATTTTCCAAAGATTGATTCATTGCGATAGTTTAAAAAAACATCAGGTGTCGTATTTATAGTCGGAATATATTTTCCTCTATCTAAATCGAAGAATAAAATGAGTAGATACGTTGCATCTAAGTAAAAATTTGTTGGTTCACTCGAACCTTGTCCCGAATAATAGTGTCCTGACCAGCAGTGTTTCTGTCCGGTTATCGTAATAAAATTAACTACTTTATTATTTCTATTATTATATGTATGTAATGAATAATTCGGTTCATCAATAAAATACGCTTTTTTGAATTGAAAAATTGTCTTCATTTTTTCAACATAATTATTAATATTCGGTGTATATGTATTACTTGTTACATTTGATTGAACAGGTGGTCCGTTTATAGACGGATCAATCGTTTTCCATAATGTATTATTACGACGCGTTATCGCACTAGAGTTTATATAATTATTTCCATAATAAGGCATAACTGTATCTGCTGTTCCATGTATTATAAATAGAGAGACATTTTGAGGAGGTAATATTATATTGTAAGGAATAATTACACCATCTTTACCTTTGAAGCAATTTGATGAACTATATTTCCCAATATTTTCTCTGCTATTTATTCCAAAATGGGCGTCGGAACAAATACCAATTGCCTTTATATACGTTTTATAAATCGATAGATTCGAGTATAAAATAGCAAATCCAGCTCCATCAGATTTCCCAGTTAAAAATATTTGTGGCACATTTATACAATGCTTTTCAAGAACAGTATCTACGAATAATACATCATTTTGATAATCATCCGCGTATAACCAAGGGAATGCATTTTGAAATGAATATGTATTCGCAGATTGTTGACCTAAGAAAATGATGACAGGAGTTTTAATTTGGTCAAATTGTGTATATGAAATAAAGGTATTTATAGATTCTCCTCCTCCTGGAAAACATAGTAGTACTTTATTTATGCTTATTTTATTATGTGTTCTCATATTTAGAGTTGTATATTCTCTCTTTGACCCATTTATATGAATACTATGATTTATGTTGTCTGATAAATTGGGATTGTTATTTATACCTGAATGAATACATGTTGTTTCATTAATTACAGAAGGAAATTATACCAATAAAGATCTACCTGACATATAATATATAATTTATAACAAAACTTTACATGTTTATTATTTTTACTAAAATCACATCAATAATATCATATTTTTATTTATGTGATATTATTGATTAATAATTTACATTCTTATAACCCTCCTGGGAACCCCACCATATTTGCGCCTATACCGAATCCCGCACCTGTGCGAGTTGATACCCCTATACTTGGAACATAACAGTCTAATATACTAAAGGTCGCAGCAGCAGTTAATGCTATCAAAGATATTTCTTCTATATTTAATGATCGTTGTGGTATTGCGTATGCAGCAATGGCAACCATTAAACCTTCTACTAAATACTTTATGATTCTCTTGATTATTTCGGAAATATCAAACATTATATT